ATCGACCCATTATAAACTAGTCAACCTGAAATAAGGCAAACCCATGCGTAAATATGCTCCTACAAAGTTTGAAAAGACCAAGGCCGATGTTAAGTCCGATAAGGGTATGAAAGAAGGCGGCAAAAAAGATATGGCTCGTGATAAAGCTATGATGAAGGGTAAAAAGAAATGAGCAAGCTGCAAAGAGACGCTGCTGGTAATATTTATCCTGACATTATCGGAAAGTTTGGTACGTCCCAAACCATCACTGCCGGTGCCACTAGCACGCAGTCAACCGCGTTTGGGCAGGAAACAACTCTTGTACGCGTAGCTACTACAAACCTGACTGGCGCAGGTGCGCATATTACTTTGGCTACAGGCACAAACCCAACGGCTACAACGAATGACGCAATGGTTCCTTGCGGTTTAATTACGTATGTGGTTGTTTCGCCTGGCGATAAAATTGCCGTGCTTCGCGGTGCAAGCACGAACATTGATGTTAGCCTTACCGAAATCACCAACGTTTAAGAGTATTACATCATGCCTTTGACTAAAAAAGGTGCTAAGATTCAATCGGCTATGAAAAAAGAATACGGTGCCAAAAAAGGCGAATCCGTATTTTATGCTTCTATTAATGCGGGCAAGGTCAAAGGTGCCGAAGGCACCAAAGCCAAAGCAACACGGAAGAAATAATGGCGAGCAATTACGCAGGGATGTCGCAATCGTCGCAAGACGCATTGCTCGGCGAGGATTATACCGCGAAGCCAACGCAGTTTAACAACGAGCCTGATCCGCACGAGGAGATGTCTGAGTCGCAGTTTTCTGCGAGCGTAAAGTCGTCGATTGATGACGCTGTAGATTATATTGATGGTTTTGTTGCACCAGGCCGTGCGCAAGCTACGCAATATTATCGCGGTGATCCGCTTGGCAACGAAGAAGAAGGTCGTAGCCAAATTGTTATGACCGAAGTGCGCGATGTAGTGCAAGCGATGATTCCATCATTGCTCCGCATTTTTACTGCTTCCGAGCAGGTTGTAGAGTACGCACCGCGTAACGAACGTACAATCGAGATCGCCGAGCAAGCCACGGATTATGTAAACTTTGTATTTTATAACGATAACCCTGGCTTTAGCATTTTGCACAGTGCGTTTAAAGACGCGCTTGTGCGTAAGACCGGCATTATCAAATGGCGTTGGTCCGAAGATACTGAGATTAGCGAAGCCGAATATACCGGTTTGAACCAAGCCGAAGTTTCTATCTTAACGCAAGACGAAAGTTGCGAATTAGTTAAGATGGAAGAGATCGTGCACCAGAAAGCCGTGATTGGACCGGATGGTCAACAGATCGCGCCTCCTGAAGTGAAGTTTAACGTTACAATCCGCCGTAAAGTTCCGCGCAATAAAGTTGTAATTGAGTCTGTTCCGCCAGAAGAGTTTTTGATTGCCCGCGAGGCACGGGATTTAGACACCGCTGCATATGTGGGGCATCGTTCGTTGCGTACGATGTCCGAACTTATTGCTATGGGCTACGAGCGCGAAGAGATTGAGAAGTACGCCGGTCAGGGCGATGTTTTCAGCATCAACTACGAAGCGCAAACTCGTAACCCCGCAATCATGTCGTTTATGATGCACGCGGATAATCCAGACCCCGCGATGCGCCGTATATTGTACGTCGAGTCATACGTTCGTATAGATAAAGACGGTGACGGCATCGCTGAGTTGCGGAAAGTTTGCTCGCTCGGCAACGCGCATCATATCCTGCACGATGAAATTGCGACAGACGTACCATTCGCGTTTTTCTGCCCCGATCCAGAACCGCATATGATTATTGGTCAGTCTATTGCTGACCAAACTAGCGATTTGCAACGGATCAAGACATCCATTGTCCGCAACACGCTAGATTCGCTTGCCCAGACAATCCATCCTCGCACCGTTGTGGTCGAGGGTCAGGTTAATATGGACGATGTGATGAACAACGAAACGGGCGCGATCATTCGTGCCCGTGCGCCTGGAATGGTGCAGCCTTTGGCTGAACCTTTCGTCGGGCAAAGTGCGATGCCATTGATTGCGTACATGGATGATGTCCGTGCGCAACGGACTGGTATCTCGGCGGCTTCCCAAGGACTTAACCCAGACGTTCTGCAATCAACCACAGCCTCGGCGGTCAATGCCACGGTGCAAGGTGCGCAAGAACGTATTGAATTGGTTGCCCGTTTGTTTGCTGAGAATGGCATGAAACGGTTGTTTAAGGGTTTATTAAAACTTCTAATTCGTCACCAAGATCAACCCCGCATGGTTCGTTTGCGTGGCAAGTGGGTGCAGATCGACCCAAAATATTGGGACGCAGATATGGACGTGCAGGTCAATGTGGCGTTGGGTCACGGCACTGACAGCGAAAAGATGCAGTTCTTGATGATGGTTGCTCAAAAGCAAGAACAAATTATGCAAACTCTTGGTCCGTCGAATCCGTTAGTTGACGCAAGCCAATACCGCAACACACTCGCACAAATCTGTACCCTTGCAGGGTTTAAAGACGCGAGCCGGTATTTCAAGCCGGTAGATATGCAAGTCGTGCAACAGATGTTGCAACAGCAACAGCAGAATCAACCGCCTGATCCGAACATGATGCTTGTTCAGATTGAGCAACAGAAAGTTCAAGCCAAGACTCAAATTGATGCGGCAAAACTTCAAGCGGATGCGCAAGACTCGATGCGCAAGAATCAACTTGAACAGCAGAAAATGCACTTGGATGCAATGGTTCGTATGGCTGACATCGAAGCCAAGTACGGTACACAAGTCAACATTGCTCACGTCGAAGCCATGATCGCCCGCGACCAAGAAATGTCTAAGGCGCAGATTGGCGCGAATGTCGATATGCACGGTCAGCTAGTCCAAGCATTATCCGCGCCGATGGGACCGCCTAATGCTTGAGCACGATCTAATTAACCAAGCGCAAGCCTTCGCAGATTCCGAAGCAGTAACCGAACTTCTTAATCGTCTTGAACAGAAGTTCATTGAAGATTGGAAAGCTACTGTTCCGGTGGGCACGGACACACGGGAACACTTTTACCGTATGATCCTTGCAATTAACGCTCTTCGCGCCGAATTAAAAAACGTTGCCCAGAGTACCAAAATCAAAGATTGGAACCGCCGCTTGCGCGGGACATAACTTTAAGGTAAAAATCTATGACCGATACGGCGATTACAGCCACCGGCCTCACGGGCGCTGCCCAATCATTCGAAGCGCTGCTTGCCGGGGGAAGCCCCGATCTCAACGCGCCAGAATACACGGAAGCGCCTACTGAAGCCCCTGCCCAAGAAGCAGAGGCGTTTGAGGGTGAAGTCAACGAGGATGAGACGGCGGATGCGCAAGCAGAAGTTGCCTCGGAAGATCAACCCGCCGCTGAAGACGAAGATACTGATGGCTCCCAACCAGAAGTCCAGCTAGTCACCGTAACTATTAACGGCAAGACCGAGCAGATTCCCTTGGAAGAGGCAGTCAAAGGTTATCAGAGACAAGCGGATTATTCGCGGAAAACTTCCGCTTTGTCAGAAGAACGCAAGGCGTTTGAGGCAGAGCGGCAGACAGTAACACAGGAACGTGCGCAGTACGCCCAACTTCTAACCGCGCTCCAACAGCAAGTTCAGGCCAACTTGCAACAGGAACCGGATTGGCAGAGGCTCTACGATACCGATCCTTTAGAGTATGTGCGACAAAAAGACGTTTGGCGTGAACGACAAGACAAGCTGGCAGCAGCACAGTTTGAGTCGCAACGGCTAACGGCTTTACAGGCGCAAGAACAGCAAGCCTATCTTGCCAAGTTGGTACAAGAGAACCGTGCAAAACTCACGGAAGCTATTCCAGCCTGGAAAGATACGAAAAAATGGGAAGCAGATCGTCCCAAGTTACTCGAATACGGGCAGAAGCTAGGCTTCTCCGCCGAGGAACTTAACCAGACGTATGATTCCCGCGCCGTGGTGGCTTTATACAAAGCCATGCAGTTTGATGCCTTAAACACAAATCGGCCACAACCGGTTACGAACAAAGGGCCAAAAACTGCATCTGCGGGGTCTGCTTCCAACGCACCTAAGTCCGCATCTGATGTTACCAAAGCGAAACAACGTCTCGCACAGTCTGGGAAAATCGGCGATGCCGCTTCCCTTTTTGAAGCTTTTTTGGATTAACAGAAGGTAAATAATCATGGCTATCGCAACAAATACACTTACCCGTTATGACGGGTATCGCTCGGTTCGCGAAGACCTCGCGAACGTCATCTATAACATTTCGCCAGTTGACGTTCCTTTCATGTCGAACGTTGGTCGCGAAAATGTAAAGAACACTTACTACGAGTGGCAGACCGACAACCTTGCAGCAGCTTCGTCTTCGAACGCACAGCTTGAAGGTAACGACTACAACGGCACCGCGACTTCGCGTACGCCTACGCAGCGTGTTGGTAACTACACGCAGATCAGTTCCAAGATCATCGAAACTTCGGGCACTCTCGAAGCAGTAGATAAGG